AATGATCGAAGTGATAAATGATGTGGATTGGTACGAGTTGTTCAAATTCGGAGTATCGTTATGCCAATTCGTAATATGGTTTATGGTGCTCAGGTGGTTAAGATCGATGAGTGATGACATTAAGATATTAGTAGCGCGCTTGAGAGAAGCAGAAGTTAATGTCGAGGTACTACAGTGGCAAGTAAAAGCAGATAAAACTAGGGCTTACCCAATCGTGCAGCAGGAAGAGGAACGCGTAGTTGCCAAAGAAAAAGATGAGAAAAGGAAATATAAAAAACATATATGGCTTACCAACGACGAAGCAGCTCAGTTGCTGAAAATGCCAAAGAGTACATTTAGCCAATGGACTAGTAGTGGCCGAATTCCTTCTCGTTTACGTAGAGGAAAAATGCTGTATGATAAAGAAGTATTAGAGAAGTTTTCGGTTGCTGATATTCGACAAAGAATGTACGAAAAAAGACCTTCGTCCCGTGGAAATACCGATAATAAGAAGTAGTATATGGAAGATGAAATAAAGTTATTTATTTTCTTGTTAGTCTTTTCTTATTTGCTTGCAGCTTTGTTTATTCCTGAGGAAAGTAGATGCTATATAGTACGTTTATTCGAAAATTCGGAAATTCAATACTATATAAGAGGGGTATTATATTTGATATTTTTAGGTTTAATAATTAAGTTATTCGTCGTGGTTTCTAGAATATAGATGAGCCTTTGCCCTTTACTTATTTTATGAGTATTCTTTTTGTAGATTGAAAATTTTACCTGGTGTGAACTCGTGCTTGTAATATTCCTGAGTTCTTGTCCTGAACGTACCCCACCAGGTAAACTAACTTTAAGGATCGACATGTTAAAAATTGCTATTCTTGTGACAGTATCTGCAGCCGCACTCGTATCATGCTACTTAATGTTTAAAGGCGATAAGCCTGTTGCAGTAGTACAACAGAATGAAACTGTCTTTGAAACACCTGTTACAGGAACACAGGTTATTCAAGGACGTTAATAAATGGCTGAAGGGCTGGAGCTTTTGTTTTTCTCCGTAGACTTAAGCATCCTACCCAGACCCCGAAGCGTGAATCCGTGGTAGCTCAGTTGGTAGAGCATGTGATTAAAGATCGCGAGGTCGTTGGTTCGAGCCCAGCTCACGGATTTGTTTAGTCCCTCTCGTCTAGTCTGGTTAGGACGCTACCCTTTCACGGTAAAAACAGTCGGTTCAAATCCGCTGGGGGACGCCAGTCTTTTCTAAAAGCTTCTTCTGGCTTGCGCTAATCTTTACTTGCATTAAACAACTCTAGTTCAATAAACTTATAGCGTTATTCTTATTGCTATAAGGAGTGTATAAATGTTGTTTCCCCAACTAGGGCCCCAATATTATGATGAGAAAGATAAAAGTATACTTTCACGCATGGAAGCATTTTATGCTGAAGCCATAACGGTCAATCAGTCTTTTTGGGGAGAAGCTGATACAGATTCTCGCTTTATGGCTGGTGATCAGACGCTATGGAATGATCTGTATGGCAATCTTCCTGCTAATAGAAAAAGACAATTCAACTTCAATCGTATCCGTCGCGTTATTAATATGATCTCAGGCCAACAGCGTAAGACCCGTAAGTCTACGATTGTTGTACCTGTAGAGAATGGCGATGATGTTACTGCCGATCAGTTTACTAAGATATTGATGTGGGTTACTCAGCAAGAAGGTATGCTCGAGACGATCTCAGAGTCTTTTGAAGGTTCTCTTGTTACCGGTATGAATCTCTTACAGGTCTGGGTTGATTACAGATCTGATCCTATTTCAGGTAATATTCGCCTCGATAACTGTTCATATAATAGCTTCTTGATGGATCCCTATTTCCGCAAAGCAGATCTATCTGATTGTAATGCTATTTGGAAGCGATCATACCTATCTAAGCGAGAAGTTCTATCATTACTGCCAGATAAAGAAGATGAAGTAATTGGTCTTACTGGGCAAGATAATCGTGACGGTAAGTTTCAGTTTATGCCTGAGACATATAACTATGGTCTGAAGGACTCATTAACTTACGATGAGTTTTACTATCGAGACTATCGTCCTCAGCAGATGCTTGTTGATACTAAGACAGGCGAAGTAATGGAATGGCGTAGCAAGAATGAAGAAGGCTTACGCGAGTTTATGCAAAGGTATCCCGAAGTAACGATGACTGAGCAAGATGTACCAACGGTTAAATTAGCAATTGTTGTACAGGGAAAGGTTATGTATGATGGGCCAAACCCTATGGGGATCGATAGCTATCCATTTGTCCCCGTGTTTTGTTATTTTATGCCACAGCTTCCCTATTTTCCATTCCGTATTTCGGGTGTTGTTCGAGGTCTTCGTGACGCACAGTATCTCTACAATCGTAGAAAAGTTATTGAATTGGATATCCTTGAAAGCCAAATCAACTCTGGATTCAAGTACAAGGCTAATGCGCTTGTTAATCCAAAAGATATCTTCCTTTCTGGGCAAGGACGTGGACTCGCATTAAAAGAAGAAGCGCAAATGTCCGATGTTGAACAGATTCAGCCTCCAATAGTCCCACCTTCCATGATGGAACTCTCTAAGATGCTCGGTAATGAAATCTCTGAGATATCAGGAGTTTCTGAAGAGTTGCTTGGTGCAGCTAAAGATGATCAAGCTGGTATCCTGTCTATGCTCCGTCAATCAGCCGGTCTTGTAACACTGCAAGGTGTATTTGATAATCTCGACCGCGCACAAAAGCTCCTTGGCCGTTTGATGATTGATATAATCCAAACAAACTTTACACCAGGAAAAGTTAAAAAGATTCTTGAAGGTGAAGAACCGGCTCCTCAGTTCTATAATAAAGCTTTCGGTAAATACAATGCGGTTGTTGAAGAAGGTTTGAATACTGCTACACAGAAACAGATGCAGTTTGCTCAGCTTTTACAACTTAAAGAAGCGGGCGTTCCTATACCTAATGAAACATTATTGGATGCGTGTACGCTCCAAGATAAGACAAAACTTATTGATACCATTAAACAGCAACAACAAGCTGAACAACAACAAATGCAGCAGCAACAACAAGCAACGATTCAAGAAATGATGGCTCGTGCTGAACTTGCAAAAGCTCGTGCAGAAGCAGATCGTGGTCTTGGCATGGAACGTGTCAGTAGAATACAAGAGAATCAGGCTTTGGCGGTTGAACGACAAGCGCAGGCTGCTAAAGATGATGAGATTGGCTTATTGAATCTTCTTAAGGCTGCTAAAGAGTTGGAGGGTATAGACATTGAACATATTGAACGATATTTGGGAATGCTTGGTCAGATCAAAGAACAAGAAGCAGCAGCAACAGAACGAGTTGCTCAAACTCAAGTGGGATCTATGCCTTCTGCAAAACCAAAACCGCAATCTGAGGCATTACCTGCTGCCCCAACAAATGTATAAGGAAAAAAGAATGGTATTCCATAGCTTTATAACAAGCATTAGTAGTAAAATTCATACAGTTGAAGAAATACCGGGAATTATTCGCTTAGTCGAAGCGTTAATTGCCCTTTCAAAAATCTTAGAGGGAGAAAATATGACAAGTTTCTTAAATTTACTTGAGTCAGTAGCCACAGCTCTTAATTTGAATACTGTTGCCGATATTACAGCCCTTGTTGAAAAGCTTATTACCCTTGCTGAAGCAACCAAACAACATGCAGCATTGCCACAACCAGCAGGAGTTGTTGTTCCAACTACACAGGTTGCTACAACCACAACAACGAAATAAAAAAGTTATCTCTCAGAGGCAGGGCAACATCGTGTTCGTCCAATGTTCTGACGGATAGTTAGAGGAATAACCTTGCAGCTCATAACTGTAGTTGCTAACCGTAGGAGCCTAATATGGCACGTTATCATGAAGAAGGGAAACGTAAAGTTTCAGAAGGATACTATGCAGGAGCAGAAGCTCGTCATAAACAAGAATCAGAAGATGGAAGTATGATTCGTGAAGACAAGAGCGCGATCGCTAATCTTCCTCAAAATGTCATGATCAAAATGTATCCAAAGCCTGACATGGCTCTTCCTGAAGATCTGGACGATACGATTCGTGGTGTTGACGAACAAATGCGAGGAGATGATTCAAAGCGTCGCGAGAACTTTAAACCTAAAAAAGTATAAAAGCGCTTCATTTGTTGGGAGGGGGGACCGTTCAAGTCACTTTGAGGTTGCCCCTTCTTACGAGGAGATACAATGCCTTGTATGCCAAGAACTAATAATCAGAATAAAAAGATTGCTGAGAAGATATTGGGCACTCCGCCTAATATGCAAAAACAGAAACCTAAAAACGATAAGATTGATCAGAGATTAGTCTTTGAAGAAACGGCGAGGGTGAGATGATTAAAATACGTAAATCACCTAAAGAAGAGCGAGCTATCAACCGACGAGAAGTAGAAACTGTCTCTAAGAATATGTATAAGAAAGAGATGGAATGCTATGAGCATCCTGCTTATGAACGTGTTGAATCGATGCGCAGTATGTTTTATGGTGGTGTTGATCCACGTCGAAGGCAAGAAATATCAGATGGTGGCATGATTGAAGAAGATCAACGTGCGATGGCAAATATGCCACAAGAGCCATTACATCATGAATATCCTTCTGCTGGATTCTATACGACTCCTTATATTGATTCTGTAGTTGATGATGACAAAGATTTCTAGGAGATACGATGGCCGCTAAGAAGAAATTGTGGATCGCTGGCGCTATTAAAAAGCCTGGCGCTCTCCATGCAGAACTTGGAATAAAAAAGGGTAAGAAGATTCCTAAAGCGAAACTTATGAAGGCAGAGAAAGTTAAAGGGGTAGAAGGAAAACGCGCCCGTTTAGCAGTAACGCTCGGCAAATTACGTAAGAAGAAGTAAGATAGACCTAATTGGGGAAAGAGAGTAAATAACTTCTTACAACGAACGCTCTTTCCCTGATTTTGAAAGGAGAAACATGAAAAGATTTATCCTTGCAACACTCATTGCTTGCAGTATAGGTTCAATTCAACCGCATTCATGTGTGCAACTGCTCAGAACTAATAGTTACAATGTGCTCCGTCACTCTTTCCATATAGTTAAACGACATCCCTATACTTCTGGATTTACTGCATTAGCAGTTATTTTGGGTATCTATTGGTACTCAATACAAAACGATTACGATAACGAATAAAGGTACATAATGAAAAAACTTGTTTTAGTTCTATTAACGTTAGGCCTGTGTACGCAGGCACATACTCAAATCGTCCAAGACGCAAAAGCCGTGTTAACGACTGCCTTCACCTATTCCAAGACTCTTGTAACACAACATCCTTATATAACGGCGGCTGTTATTTCATGCGCTGCAGTAATTTCTGCTGTTGTGTATGTAAATAGTGGTAGCAAGCAAACAGATCCTTCATTTGCTAATTCAGTAAAAGATGAACTTGATGATACGGTAGTTATTCATAAACCAGTTTCTTTACGAGTGAAGTCGATATCGCCAACTGATTCTCCTGATAACTCACCTGCTACATCACCAGCGTATAGGTTGCAGAAACTTGCTGAAAAATAAGGAATGATCATGGCAAAGAAAAAGACACACGCACAAAAGAAGATTAAGAAAGTGATGGAAGAGTTTAAAGAAGGCGCTCTCCATTCAGGATCTAAAAAGGGGCCAATGGTAAACAATCCTAAACAAGCGATCGCAATTGCTCTGTCAGAATCGCGTAAGAAGAAAAAATAGTAAAGCGCTTCCTTTCCATCACCCATTCTTCAGCTCTCTAGGTAGTAACTCGACCTAGGGAGCTTTTTATTATACTATCCTGTTTAGGAGGACCTATGGAAGAAGTAAAACGAGACACCGTTGGAAAGATATCAACAGAATTATTATCACAAGACTATGGGAAGGTATCTGTTATAGATCAACAACGTGAGATGCAAAAAGATTATATTGATGAGCTCGTAAAATGCGTTGAACTCAATAAAAAAAGGTTTCCAGGTAATTTTTTCATTGTAGTTGAAACAAAGACAGAAAAGCTTATGGCGAATGTAATGCGAAATTACTTCTTCGCGCGTTGGACTTGCCCTACACCTACCTATGATGAAAGCGTGTTTAGATACAACAGACAAGAAGAACGCATAGAGTATTTATGGAGTATACCTTCCAGACCTGCTTGTTATTATATTAGAGATAATATTGCTATTATAGATAAGTCAGAAGAAGAATTAAAATACTTTGTCTTAGGCTTTTTTGATGGTTCTCTGTTGCGCAAAGCCAAAGAGCTGAATAACGAAAAGCATGACACGATTCTATTGGAGAAATAATATGGTAGATGATACACAAGTACAAGAAACAGAAATTCAAGAAGAAGTGGTACCAGAGGCTGTTGAAGAACAAGTTCAACCAGAAGTTGCTCCAGAGCCTATGAGAGTACAGGCTCCTCAAGAAAGTGAAGGAGAACGTAATTTTAGAGTGTTGCGCCAAGAGAAGTCTCGCGTTGAAAAAGAACGAGATGAAATGCAACGCAAGCTTAAAGAGTTAGAAGCTAAAGCTGAATCTGAAGAATTCACGGTCGGGGATGATGACATTGTTGAAGGTAAGCATCTTACTAAGACAATCAAAGAAGTGAGAAAACTCAGAGAAGAAGTGCGTACGTATCAAGCTCAAGCTGCAGCGATGTCGGTAGAATCTCGATTACGTAATTCATATAATGACTTTGATAAAATAGTTACCGCTGATAATATTAAAAAGTTAGGTGAACAATACCCTGAACTTGCAGTTTCTATTGATGCTACCCATGATCTTTATGACAAAGCTGCTTCGGTGTATACATTAATTAAGAAATTCGGACTTAACGAAAGTGATCCATATATGGAAGAAAAACAAAGAGTACAAGCTAATGCGGTTAAACCTCGTCCTTTAGCATCAGTTTCTCCTCAGCAAGGTGCTGGCGCGCTTGATAACGCTAATATGTTTGCTAACGGATTAACACCTGAACTTAGAGCACGATTAAATAAAGAAATGGATGAAGCGATTAAAAATCGTTAAGGAATAGTAATGGAACTTTGGCAAAAACAGGCGCTCTGTGCTGAAAACGTAGGTCTTCTTTTGGCTTACATCAGAAAGCAGGGATTTTACTGCACGTTAGGTGATGCATTCAGATCTACAGAACAAGCAGCATTAGACGCACAAAAAGGCATTGGAATTAAAAATAGCCTTCATTGCCAACGATTAGCAATTGATCTTAATCTTTTTGATGCTCAAGGTCATTATCTGGAAGGAAATGATTCTTATAAGCAATTTGGCGAGTTCTGGAAGACACTTAACCCTGCTAATAGATGGGGTGGAGACTTTACTCGTGGAGACGGAAATCACTTTGAGATGCAAGACTTATAATTGAGCTTCATGGCGGGCCTAGAGTATATCAGTGGTAGATTGGAGCGTAAGCTCTGGGTCGGTTGGTTCGAATCCTCCCTCTAGGCTTTAAAATATTCTGCGAGACCAAGTGTGGTTCTTGGCCTTTGACACAACCCATATCAAGTTAAGTAGAATCGCTTGATATGGGTTTTTCTTGCTTTAAACAAATCTAGAATCATATAATTATGACAGCGTGAGTTTAGAAGTCGCTCTTCTATGTCGGCGTACCGAGATTCGCCAACTCGATCTGACGTACAGTCAAGATTCGTCACCTTGATACATGTACTTCTTTCAAGGATTCAAATATGGCTATTACAACTACGTCAACGCTGCCCGCACCAGTGCAGCAAACCTTTAACTATAAATTGTTATCGGTGCCAGTGCCAAATATGATTCATAACATAGCTGCAATGAAGAAGAATATGCCCCGTAATGGTGGTACAACGCTTCGCATGCGCAGATATAATCCTTTGGACACTGCAATGGTTCCTCTTGGAAATACAGGAGTAACACCTCCAGCACAACAACTGAGTGCAGTTGATATTGATGCAAAGATCAGTTTTTATGGTACCTACATTAAAATTAATGAACAGGTAACCTTACAAAACCAAGATCCTGTATTAAATGAAGGTGCTCAACGTCTTGGTGTTTCACTTCGTCAAACTGAAGATCAGCTGACTCGTGACATGCTCGCCAGTACTGCAGCAATGATTAACTGCGTTAATGGTGTCAATGGAGATAACCCAACAGAAATCACTCTCCCTGACGTTCAAGAAGTTGTACGTGCTTTGTTAAATAACAACACGTATACAATTTTGGATAACATCGAAGGGGAAGATAAATTTGGCACAGGCCCAGTTCGTGATTCTTATTTTGCATTATGCTCAACCCAATTGTCAGGAAACTTGGAATCTATTGCTACGTGGAAAAACAAAGCAGAGTATCCAGCTCCAATGAAGGCACTTCGTTCAGAATGGGGTACCGTTTCTAATCTTCGTTTCTTAACTTCATCTATCGGTTCATTTTCTGCTAATGCCTCTCAACTTGGCGCAAATGTGTACAACATTTTCTGCGTCGGTATGGAAGCATATGCAAACATTGAGCAAGACGGATATAGTGCTTCGTTTATTTATCGACCACCAATCTTTGACAGTGAATTAGCTATGAACTGCTCTCTGGGTTATAAATTCGCGGTATGTCCAAAAATCACTAACGATTTGTGGGTATTAAATCTTCGCGCATCACTTGCATAAGGGAGATATCATGAACGGAACTATTATCGAACAAGGTTCTTTTTTCTCAACAGGTGCTCCTGTTACATTGAACCTTCGCCAAGGTGTTGACTGGATTCAAGTACAGAACTTCACACAATCAGGAGTTGCAAACATCAATAATGGTGTTTCTTATTTCTGGACAACAGAGATGGGCAAAGGAACAGGTATTGTTCAATTCCATCCTGCTGCAGATAATACACTTGCAATTAACACCATCGTAGTACCTGCTGGATTTACGCCATATGATTCAAGCTCAAATCCAGTCGGAGCCCCTCTTGCCATCACTTCTATTGATAATGCTAACCCACCTTCAGTTCTTGTTGCTTCAACAGCAGCATTAATCGATGGTGATGTAGTTCGCGTTATTAATACTGCTGGTGCAATACAACTTGGTGGAATTGATTTCACCATTGATGTAGTTGATGGTACTCATTTCTCGTTGGTTAATATGCCTGCGATTGTTGCAGCTGCGGGTCCTGGTACCTACCGAGTTATTGCTCATGGTCCATTATATCAACCAGTTACTCGAGTAATTACAAGTATTACTCAAGCGGCGCAAGCTGTGGTAACAACCAGTGTTGATCATAACTATTCTGTTGGCGATGCTTGCAGATTCTCAACGAATGCAGATGGGTACGAAAACTTTGGAATGGTAGAAATTGATGGATTAACAGGAAATGTTGTTGCAGTCACGCAACATACCTTCACCGTTGATATCGATTCTACTGCATTTACACCGTTTGTTTTCCCATTAACGGGAAACGGAGCATTCTCTCCAGCTATTGTGGTTCCTTTTGGGGAAAACGCTGTAGTTGGTTCATTGAACAGTGCAACGGTCAATACAGGAATTATTGGCATTACGTTAGCAGCTGGTGCATTAAGCCCTGCTGGAACTAATGGTGATTTGATCTTCTGGCAAGCTGGAACCTCATTTTCAACCAATAACTAATATATAAAGCATGGGGGGGTGGAATTTAAGACACGCCCCCTCAACAAGAAAGGCATACGATGGCGATTGTAACGGCTACAGTTACTAAAGACAGAAAAGAACCTAAGGTTAACTTAGAATATCTTCGCAAGAAATATGATGAACCAGTCAGAGGAAAATTTATCTTTCATGAGGTTCCCGGCGGTTCAATGAGTTTTGTATATAAAGAATTTAAAGGGCAACAAGTTGA